ATTAAAGATTCAACCTGTGCGGTTAATCCAGTAACGTGGTTATCCCAGCCTTTTCTAACTTGCACGTCATTAGTGGTCGGCCACCAGTTTTTAAAGATAACCGCATACTCTTCATTCATGCTTGCAACAGAATCTAAAGCGTTTAAGCCTTTAACCGGCGCTGGTATTGAGCGTGTACTTGATACTTGTCGGCGACCTTGCTCTGCTTGCTTTAAAAGAACGGGCTTCCTCATTAGATATTCCAAGATCCCTGCGGGACAAATATACCAGGTATCCTGTCTTCTCGGCCTGAATCAAGTTTAAGCTGACGTTTACCGCCATCACGCGCCATAGCATCAGCCACTCGACTTTCATAGATATTAAAATCTTCAGCGTAGTCTAAGCCCTTACGTTTAAACCATCGCCAAATTATACCCAATGTCGTTAATTCTTCGTCAAGTAACCCTACATCAGTATCGGCTGTCCATACCGACTGATCTGTTCCGGCAGATGACTCACACCAATTCTTGCTTTTATATTCAAAAGCAATCGTATCAGTTGCATTAACGCCAACCGGAGAAAAGTAAATATTACCTTGTTGGATACGAAATTGCGGATAAGGCCCCGTTACTGGAAACGCTTGAAGTGCTTGCCACGATCGCTCGTCAAGCGGCCCCAATATAGGTAACTGCGTGTTTCTATTCCACATCGAATCATTCATAATATAACTAAAATCAGACCCAGCAAGTGTACTGATAGCGCCTTGCAACGCCGCAGCAACTTGGGTAAACGTGGCTTCTTTTTGTGTCGCAGTCCAGTCATATCGTGAACTAAGCTGTTTACCTTCGCGCTGTGCCATCTGGAGTAATTGAATTACTTTCTTATCAGTATTCCCAATTACCGCAGTTGGTTTAGTCAGACCTATATCGTCAGAAACATCTTGAATGATCGACAGGAGCGTCATGCAGCGTCTTCTTTTATAACAGGAGATGCAGCAAGTTTAGCTTCTAGTTCAGCTATTCTTTTCATCATTTCCTCCTTTGCAATTTGTTGGGTTTCAAGTTCACTCTCCAATGAGGTTAATTTTTCTGACGCTGCGCCGTGATTTTTAGCAGAGGCTAAATAAGCAGCTGCTTTTTTCTTTAACATACGAGCGCCCATACCAATTAAGCCTAAACCTTCGTCGTTGGCTTTAGCTAAATCTTCAATAGTTCTGAAATTAGCATCTAGTATCATCTTAACCTCGGATGGGGTGACCTGTGGCCATTGTTCAATCGGTGTGCCAATAATCGGTGCAGCACGTTTGCCTTTCCATGCTTCGTAGGATTTCTCACAAAAATCTAAATACTTTTCGGAGATCATATTGTGATGACGGCGCTCTTTTAGATGACTTAACCACTCGCCACATTCTTTAATAACTTGGGTTTTATTATCACCCATTGGGGTTATGATCACATTCTCAACGTCTTTGTATATTTTGCGACCTGATTTAATGCTCTCTTCGCGTAATTCTTGTACGCCGACTTCAAAGTTTAAATAAGGAGGTGAATCCTCCATGAGTGATACTGGCATATTTGACATGTTAATGTCTCCTTCTGTGGGTTATGGCTGTCTCGCGACAGTCGTTAGGGTACTACTGTGTTACATAAAAAAGTGCTACATCATCCGTTCCCTTCGACCATTCAACATGATGTCCGAGTTCGGTACTAAATTTATTTAACCACCAATCGTAAGGTTTGACGGTCGGGCAAATTGCATGACCTATTAACTCCCCGCATCGGTCGTCTACTGTAGATATTTGGAAAAATACATTTTGACCAGAGGTCATAATATTATTAAGCACCGTATCAACATCCGCTGTCGGTATATACTCCATGACATCGGTGCAGATTCCGTATTCCGCCTTCGCGGGTATCGGTCGTGTTAAATCCCACTGAATGAACGGCAATGGCATTGCTTCTTGATCTCGACAGTTATCTGTAAAATCAATCAGCATCACATCAAAACCTTTTGTAGTCAGCGCAAGTGAGGTGCGCCCTGTACCACAACCGTAATCAATAATAATACCGTTGGGTTTTGCGTGTTCTATAAATTCATCGACGATATGTTCGCCAGGACAAACTGAGCGATAAGTGTCTAGGTTCCACATGGCCTGATACTTTTCTTGCTCAGACAGACTCATAGTCGGCGTGTTGTACATAGCTTGCAGTAATCCCTCACCGTAGAGAGTGAAATTACAGCCTAATCTTTTCAATGCTTGACTTGTTATCTGAAAATCTTCCGCGTGTGCTTTCATGCAAACGCTTGAAGTAAATTCCTTGCCGCCCCATGTCACCCTAACAGTAGGGAGAAACCGATTCATAGGTTGGTCATAGGCGTGTGATTTGCCCTCTTTATGACAGCTATCGAAACCGAATATATGAAATTCTCTATAGCCTAAGGCGTACACCGCTGACATTGAACTATTGCCAACAGCAGATCCGCCACTCAATAAGCAGTAGCCACCACGTTCAATTTTTTCTTTTGGGAAATACCTTTCAATATCGCCCGTATTGCATTGCCACACAATGGGATTTTCTATTGCTTCCATTGTCTTTGGATTGACCTGTGAGCCGATTAAATGCGCTTTGGCTTTATGGTCTATTAATGATCTTGATTCGTCTTTAGCGTCCAGTATAAATTGATAATCGACCTCTATACCATGTTCCTGACACCAATTACTTGCGGCATTCATAGCAAAGACTGTTGCGCCTTTCATATTGCGTATTGTCTCAACTTCGTCATCGATACTGCCGCCACCGCCAACAAGGACAGCAACACCATCATGAGCGTCGTGTCGTTTAATCCACTCTAAATCACGAGCGGAGTTAATAGTGATATTACGTGCAATCTCTTCGTCAGGCGTGTTGTTCATTAAAATAATCGGCAAAACCAATGGATTCTTTGATCTAGGATTTTGGTATTCCACTTGTACTACTCTCTCTATTGGCGCAGTCATGCAACCTCCAGTTAAAAATCCCCCGAACAATTCCGGGGGACAATGCTACTTGATGTTAACCAACACCCGGTCCACTAGGTCGGTTGATGAGACACGGAATCGTTATCACCAGCGCTGAAGCTGATCCTGTGATAGCCGTGTTCGCACCACGTACCCGATTAGTTGTAGTCGCTGCAATCACTAAACCACTAGCAACCGCAAAGTCTAACGATGGAGCCATAGACAAGCTATTAGCTTTGCCTAGAACCGCAACGCCACTAATCTGATACCAACCGTAACTCCCTGCAAGATTGGCAGACATAGCGACCGCAAGCGGTTCGCCGGAGTCTACTGCTGTCGTTGCAAGCGCGGTTTGACCAACAAGAGTATCACCGTCTTCATAACTGACAATTGAACCGACGATAGTCGATTCAACACCAATTAAATAGACAAATTCACCCTCGCCATAAGTTGGGTCAGTCGCGCGAACGACCGTACCAACAGGATGGTTTTGTGTGGTTGATGTGTTAGCAATCGGTTGTGAACCGATACGTTCGTCTGTTATTAGAAAAGCCATATTCAGTCCTCCTATGCTTTGCCAATGCCCTGAAGTGAGCGGTTGCTAGTGCAAAGATTGCCCATCCAGATTATTGGAATAACTACTGCGTCTTGGTTGATAGCTCTCATTTCTGGAACTTCAGTCATCTGTGCATCACGATGACACACCAATTCTAGGTAGTCGGTGTTAAGAAAATACATGCTTGAAGCAGGTATACCGGAACCGCCGTCAAAAATAACATCAGCGGTCTTGTACTTCATACTAACAAAGCCAGCTTGGGCTTTACTATCAGAAGCATATCGTTTTAAACTTACTTGTGAACCTTCAAAGAACGTGAAGTAATTATTAGACATCACGATCAAGTCAGGGCTATCACTGCCACGCGTTAATTCTAGCCATAACTGAAGCATAAACGGGTTTTCAAACGTTGTGTTTGATACAGTAATTGCAGAACCACTTAAAGGTGCTGCTGCTGACTGTACAGTTGATTTCCAAAATGGATACAGGCTTGAGTTAATACCACCAACCACACCAGTCCCCGCATTAGATACGAGTGCTTGTAGGCCATTAATCTGATTGCTTGAGGTGCCGTCAGAATAAATGTCAGATGATATGTTATTTTTAAATGTACGCATCGCATTAGTAAGCCGAGACTTAGCTAAATTGATGATACGTGAGTCACCAGAGTTAATTCTTAATTCACGACCAGAAGCTGTGACATGTACTGCCGCTTGCTTCCAGTTGTACTCTGCTGCTGATAAAACGTCAGATGCTGACGCGTTCAAACTGTCATAGCCTGAATAGCGTTGATACGTGCTATTTTCAGCGTAATCTAATTCCGCAACGATTGTCAGTCCACCATCTTCAATGCGTTTTCGACCTTTTTCGTCTAATCTGGACAAAAGTGCATTATTGTTGGTTACGTTATCAGCGAACTCCTTTTTGTGCTTACGGAAAGTGGTCGAAACCAATTCCGTAAAAGTACTATTAGGACTTGCCATTTTTTACTTCTCCTTCGTCTCACGACGATAGATTAATTACTGCTGCGCTCGTTAATCTCGCGCAACGTGTCTCTGAGCGTGTCATTTACATTGCCCGTTGGTTTGGCTGGCTTTTCATCATAAGAGCCTTTAGTTTGCAGATTAATTTTATCTGCGTTCTTGGCTTTATTTGTTTTTGCCTTTACCGTTTGCTGACGTACTGCTTCAGAATTATTTGTCTGTTCTGACAATAACTGCTGACGTATTTCAGGGGTTTGCCATATCGCGTTTTCATACGCGACATCCAGGGTTATGCTCTGTCCTGCTCTTTCTTTACTTTCGATGAGGTCTGCCATTTGCTCTCGCACAATATCAAAATGTGGGTATTTTGCTTTGTTGGTAGTCTCATCTTTTGCGTTGCGAAACGCATTTATATCAGTTTGTGCCTGTGCGATTTCAAACTGCTGTGCTTGTGCGTCACGTTGGCTTAGTTGCTGTTGCATCTGCGCTATCTGATTTTGAAGTGGTAGCAAATTGCTTTGCATTTCCGCTTGTTTAGGATCGATACCGTTTTGAAATACACTCATATCTGCGCCGTGCTGTTGCGCGACTTGCATCAATAAGTGTGATTTTTGTTGTGGGTCTGCTGTTTTCAACCTG